CAGTAAGTATGATAGGACAAACATCTGAAAGTGATAACAAACAACAAATAGGAAGTCTCGATTTATATGTTACATGGTCTGATGATGACCAGTCTTTTATAGGCAATTCTACTATCAATTATGATGAAAATTCGGATAGGTTTACAATAGATGTTACACCATGACAGAACTAAATTCACTTACTAGACAACCAACTAAGTTAGATTATGCAGCTGCTACACAGTTTAAGTTTAATATTACTAAACTGCCTAAAGTAGAATTTTTCTGTACATCTGTAAACATACCTGGTATTACATTGGGTGAAACTTCACAAGATACACCATTGAAAACTATACCAATACCTGGTGATGAACTAACTTATGGTTCTTTAAATGTAGATTTTATGATTGATGAAAACTTAGAGAACTATCGTGAGATACATGGTTGGTTAACCGGTCTAGGTTTTCCTAAAAGTCATACACAGTTTGAAACTTTTATTAATGCTGGTAGTGATAGATTTCCTACAAGTAATGCAACTGCAAATAGTAGAGAAGCAGGTAAAGTAGATGATGTAGGATTTGATGTTGGCGCTCAATATTCAGACGCTACATTATCAATACTATCAAGTAAAAACAATCCTATATTAGAAGTGAGATTTAGAGATTTATATCCTACTTCACTATCAGGTTTATCTTATGACCAACAAGCTGGTGATACTTCATATCTTACAGGTTCAGTAGCATTTAGTTATTTGATATATGAGTTTGCAAATATTAACGACCCTCGAACTGTTGAATCTACTACTTAACATCTAACTAAATATAGTTAGAATTTATATAATTAACCGGTGATTTTATTATGACATTAGAAGAACTACAAGAGCAGGTCGATAAAGACCTCAAAATAAATGAATCTGAACTTGACTTAGAATCTCTAAAGACACCTCAGATACATAACAAATATCTTAAACATTACAATAACTTTAAATTGTTAATGACACGAGCTGAATCTGATTACAAAATACTTAAAAGAGTTAAGTGGGAATACTACACAGGTAAGGCAAGTCCTAAAGTGTATCAAGAAAAACCTTTCAATTTAAAAATCATGAAGTCAGACTTAGATAAGTATCTTGATTCTGATGAAGACTTAATCAAGTCAAAACAAAAAATACAGTATCTAGAAACTGTTGTCAATTACTTAGACAGAACACTAAAGATTGTTGGTGGTCGTGATTGGCAAATAAGAAATGCAATAGAGTGGAGAAAGTTTACCTCTGGTGCTATCTAATAATGAGAAACCTAATACTCACAAAGAAAGATGATGTACACTTAGTAGTGGACGCTGATGAGGATGTTCGTAGAGACTTAGGTGAACACTTTACATTTTCTGTGCCAGGTTTTAAATTCATGCCGGCATATCGTTCAAGACATTGGGATGGTAAGATAAGACTATTCTCATATACAAATGGTCAAATCTATACAGGTCTATACCCATACATATTAAACTGGTGTAAAGAGAATGATGTTGAAGTAGTAGACAGAACAGACATAAAAGACGCTACAGTAGATGATAAACTTGTCGATTCTTTTATTAAGAAACTAAAAATACCTTTTGAAGTAAGAGACTACCAAAAATCGGCGTTTATTTACTCTATGGTAAAATCAAGGTGTTTAATGTTATCTCCGACGGCATCCGGAAAATCTCTGATAATTTATCTGATGGTGCGATTTAATCTGATACGCCTGAAAGAAGAAAAAAACAATAAGATTCTTATAGTAGTACCGACTACTTCTCTAGTAGAACAATTATTTAAAGACTTTAAAGACTATGGTTATAATAGTCTGAGAAATGTACACAAGATATATCAAGGTCATGAAAAAGAAACTAATAAAAGAATTGTTATTAGTACATGGCAGTCTATCTATAAACAAGATAAGAAATGGTTTAAACAGTTTGGTATGGTTGTTGGTGATGAAGCTCACTTGTTTAAGGCAGTTTCTTTAACTAAAATTATGGCAAGATTAGAAAACTGTAAGTATCGTATTGGTCTTACAGGCACACTTGATGATAGTAAGACACACAAACTTGTTTTAGAGGGTTTATTTGGTGCCGTGAATAAGATAGTATCAACCACAGAACTTCAAGAAAAAGAACATCTAGCACAACTGAAAATACATTGTTTAGTTTTAAAACATGAAAAGATGTCAATAGACTTTCTTAGAGGTAAGACATATCAAGAGGAAATGGACTTCCTCGTATCTAATACTAAAAGAAATAACTATATTAGAAATCTATGTTTAGGTTTAAAAGGAAATTCACTTTGCCTGTTTCAATATGTAGAAAAACATGGTATGATATTAAAACAACTAATAGAAGAAAAAAATAAAGACAAACAAGTATTTTTTGTTTATGGTGGTGTTGAGGCAGAAGAAAGAGAGAAGATTAGAGCCTTGACAGAAAAGTCTGATAATGCGATAATTATTGCAAGTTATGGCACATTTAGTACAGGTATAAATATTCGTAATCTACACAATATAGTATTCAGTAGTCCAAGTAAATCTAGAATTAGAAACTTACAGTCTATTGGTCGTGGTCTTAGATTAAAAGACAATAAATCAATGGCACATTTATATGATATATCTGATGACCTATCATATCAAGAAGAAGAAAACTATACATTATCACACTTTAGAGAACGAATAAATATATACAACGAAGAAGGATTTGACTATGACATTCACAATGTCGAGTTATAAAGGAGAGTTTCATGGAAAGTATTAAAATAATAAAATTAGTTAATGGAGATGATATCGTTTGTACGATACCACAAGAACTGTTAGATGAGAAATCGCCGCTTGTTAAAATTGATAAACCTTTACAAATAAAATACATACCTGCTATGGAAGAAATGGGTCTTAAAGATTATGTTGCTCTTATTAAATGGACTTCATATTCAGATGATTCTATTATTTCTATACCTAAAGACAAGATAATGACTATCACATCTGCTGGTAAGGCTATGACTAACTCATATAAAAATGTATCTAATGGGTATGATAAGGCGACCATGACTGAACACAAACAAGATAGATATGATAGAGAACAATTAGATGATAGTATATCTGAAAAGTTAAATGAAATCTTTGAAGACCTTGATGGTACTACTAAACACTAGCTACTCTAACCGGCGCTGAATAACACAGCTAAAATAACACAAATGGCAAAGAATGTCAAGCGTGATTGGTATTATAAAAAAACAGGCAAACGAAAAACGAAAAAATACTAACCAGCATTGACATTTACTGTATTATGGAGTATAATGTAAAACATGAAAAGTGAAAAAAAGAAAGAACATTATGTAAACAATAAAGAGTTTCTAGCCGCAATGACGGAGTATAGAAATGCTTGTATTGAATCTGAAAATTCAGGTGAAGAAAAACCACCTGTAACAAACTATATAGGTGAGTGCTTTTTAAAGATTGCAAATCATCTATCTTACAGACCAAACTTTATTAACTATACATTTAGAGATGATATGATTTCTGATGGTATAGAAAACTGTTTACAATATCTTGATAATTTCAATCCTGAAAAATCAAATAATCCATTCGCATACTTTACACAAATAATATATTACGCCTTTATACGAAGAATACAGAAAGAAAAAAAACAAACTACAATTAAGAATAGATTAATCATGGAAGGAAACTATGATGATATGACTTTGAATGATGGTGAAGATAGACAATTTAGAAATCAATTTTCTGAATTTCTACAAAGGAATGCCGACCCTAAAGATGTTCCTGTTGTTAAAAAGAAAACAACAAGAAAAAGGAAAGGCAAACTTGATAAATTTATAGAATAACAATATGAAAATAGCTTTATTGAACGATACTCATTTTGGGTGTCGTAACGATAGTCCTCATTTTATGGACTATCAAAACAGATTTTATGATGAATTGTTTTTTCCTTATCTAAAGGAAAACAATATTAAACACCTAATTCATTTAGGTGATGTGGTTGATAGAAGAAAATTTATCAATTACAAAATCGCACATAACTTTCAAGATAAGTTTTGGAAAAGACTTTATGATATGAGAATAGATACTCATGTTATATTGGGTAACCATGACACCTATTATAAGAACACAAATTCAGTTAATGCATTACAACAATTGATTACCACATTCGATGGTAAATTTGAACCTTGGATATACGAAAAACCTACAACAGTTACATTTGGTAGACTGCCTATATTATTAGTGCCGTGGATATGTGATGATATATATGATGAATCTATTAAGACAATATCTCAATCACAATCACAAATTTGTATGGGTCATTTAGAAGTCAAAGGATTTCAAATGCATAAAGGACATTACAATGACCACGGTTTAGAAAAACAATTATTTAAAAGATTTGAAAAAGTTATATCAGGCCACTTTCATAAAAAATCAGATGATGGTCAAATTTATTATCTTGGCACACAATATCAAATAACTTGGAATGATTATGACTGTCCTAAAGGGTTTCATGTGTTCGATACTGAAACAAGAGAATTAACCAGAGTGCCTAATCCTCTTACAATATTTAAGAAGATATATTATGATGATAAGAAAACAAATTATGCCGAAGAAGATATATCAGTATATGATAAATCATTTGTAAAACTATTTGTATTAAATAAAAACAATGAAGAAAAATTTGATAAGTTTATTAATCGTTTACACACGGAAATAGATGTACACGAATTAAATATCATAGATGAAGATACATCTAGTATAACATCAACTGTTAGAGAAGACATTTTAGACCAAGGTGAAGATACACTTACATTCTTAGGTAATTATGTTGAACAAATAGAAACAGACTTAGATAGAGCAAAGTTAAAAGAATTTATTAATAATCTATACAAAGAAGCACAAGAATGATAAAATTTAAATCTATATCATGGCAAAACTTTTTATCGACAGGTAATACGCCAATTACAATTAAATTAGATGAATACCCTACAAATCTAATAATAGGAAAAAATGGTTCTGGTAAATCTACTTTATTAGACGCCTTATGTTTTGTATTATTTAATAGACCATTTAGAATTATTAAAAAAGAACAAATGGTAAACACTATTAATAATGGTGATTGTAAAGTTAGTATAGACTTTCTAGTAGGCACAACCCCATACAAAGTTATAAGAAGTATTAAACCAAATAAATTTGAAATTTATCAAAATGACAATCTTATAAATCAGGACGCCTCTACAATTGATTATCAGAAATATTTAGAAACAAATATAATGAAATTGAATTATCGTTCATTTATTCAGGTCGTATTATTAGGGTCATCATCATATGAACCATTCATGAAGATGAAAGCACGATATAGGCGTGATGTTGTAGAAGAAATCCTTGATATTAAGGTTTTTACACAGATGGACTTAATTTTACGCTCACAACAAGGGGATTTGGCAAAAAAAGTCACCGAGGTTCGCCATGGTAAAGATTTAATAGAGCAAAAGGTATCACTACAAGGACAACATTTAAAGTCTTTAAAAACACATACAAATGCCACCGAGGAACGAAATCGTGCTAAAAGAGAACAAAATCAAGAGGCAGATAGACATTATAGAGAAGAATTAAAGAAACTCAATGAAGATATTGCAAAACAACAAGAAATAATTAAATTTAGACCAGATGTAGATAAAAAGTCAAAACAATTATCTAAGTTAGAATCTAAAATAGAAAATAATTTAGAAACTCATAAACAGACATTAGAATTTTTTGAAACTAATAGTGAATGTCCTACCTGCACACAAGAAATTTCTTCAGAATTAAAAACTGAAAAGGTAAAAGAAGAAAAAGAAACGATATCTAAATTAGAAAACGGACTAAAAGAGTTATTAACAGAAGTTACAAAAGTAGAAACACAAATAACACAGATGGATGCTGTATCTAAAAAAATGCAAGAGTTAAATATTGACATAACCAAAATCAATACATCACTAGAAGGTATCAAAAAACATTCAGATGAAGTAGAATTAGATATGTTAGAGGGTGAATCTGTTGCAGACTTAGAAAGTGAGTTAGCAAAACTCAATAAACAACTAGAAGATTTATCAAAAGAATTAGAAAAAGTAGAAGAACAAAAATCTTATGTAGATGTTGTTAGAGAAATACTATCTGATAAAGGTGCAAGGTCTAAAATTATTAGAAAATACTTGCCTATTATGAATCAGTTAATAAACAAGTATCTACAATCTATGGATTTCTTTGTATCGTTTACACTAGATGAAGAATTTAATGAAACTGTAAAGAGTAGACATAGAGATACTTTTAATTATAATAGTTTTAGTGAAGGTGAAAAAATGAGAATTGATTTAGCATTAGTCTTTACATGGCGTACTATTGCTAAAATGAAAAATAGTGCAAGTACAAATCTACTTATATTAGATGAAATATTTGACAGTAGTTTAGATAGCTCAGGAACAGAAGACTTCTTTAAAATTATTGGGGCAATGCAAAACGAAAATGTATTTATTATATCGCACAAAGGTGATATATTATTTGATAAATTTACAAACATAATTAAGTTCGAGAAAGAACATAACTTTACAAAATTAGAAGAGGTATAATATGACAAACGAAGTAGACATAGGTAGTTTAGAAAAAAACAAAGTATTACAATTATTACCACCTTCAGACCCAAGAGTACAATGTGCAATAGCACCTTTTAGTGATGATATGCTGGCAGAAGAAGGATTTAAAGATAGAAAAGAATTATCTGAAAAGATGTATGATATTATGAAAAAGTATGGTGGTATAGGTTTAACTTGTAATCAAGTCGGATTATCTTTTAATATGTTTGTATTAGGAGATCATGTAGGTTTAGAAAATGGTTTAAAAATGGCTTGTTTTAATCCTA